GCAACTCTAACTCTTTCTTTCTTGTATAGATCAAACCCGAGGTCGATAGTAACGTCAATAGTATCACCATCAAGGACACGATTAATCTCCGTCACTCGGAAATTGTAACAACTCTTCCTGCTCGGTGGTGTCATTGCTCCCATGGGACTCTCTTTTGTCAATTCCTAGTATATAGTAGATACAATATAATGCCCCTGCGACAGCAAGGAACACCATAAAGATCACTGACCATACAGGATCATTTGGATTATCTAAAGGATGTAATAATAAATTCATTAGCAATCATTGAATGAAGAACCAATCTCAGATCCAAGTTCTGAACCAGCTCGCTGACCCAAGAGTAGTGCCCAACCAGATGCCAACCATCCAATGTAAGGAATACTGGAGACTGCTGGAACTACAACACCAGCACTAATTGCGGTTCCCGCCATCGCACCTTGACTTCGTGCGCCAGCGTCCGCCCTGATGCACTCTTCGCTTTTTGCAAGAGGCTTTCCCTCAGCATCTACTGCAACGCCTCCCAAATTGCGAGTGCCATCCATGGTATATTGATCACTATGAAGTTCACGACGCCTATCAGTAGTAGGACCAAACAATCCACGCTTATCCTTATCAACACTCAAGGATTTGGTTGATTCTAATACAATAGGATCGTTTGCCTTATATTCAAAACTGTAACCATTTTTCCCAGACTGAACCTTAAACGATGAGTAATCACCGTCTGGGAAATTAATAACAGGGTATTGTGGTCTATTAAGAAGATGTCCTAAAATACCGATATGAGCAAATCCAAATATTGCTCCCGCAGTCAATGTCGCCCACTTGATATTCATATCATTACATTTTATAAGTTTCATCTGTGGAAATTTTGAGTGGTGCTTGTTCAACTCTGATTGTTTGAACAGGTCCACTTTCTCTAGCCGCAGCGATTAGTTTTTCGATGTCTGCTTTGGTGATACCACCAGTACCAGCGGCAGCAGCAGCATTTTGCTGTTGCATCTTCATAGTGCCGTCACCAGATTTCTTTGCCGTCTGGACCCCAAAAGTAGCTAAAACTCCAGTAAAGACACTGGCGATAAAAGTTGGATCGAGATCTTGTTCTGGGACCTGAAGTGCCTTAGGAAGATCTACATACGCTAGAGTTAGAATGCCACCAGACCATACCAAAATTCCTAACCTTACAAATGTAGACAAGATTGCTAGTTGCTCTTCCTTGTCTTCAGATGCCTCTTTAAGTTTACTGAAGATACCATTCTTCTTAGGATCTTCTTTCTTTACTTCTTCTGGCATGTTGTAAAAGCATGGCAGATTTATTTAGGGGTTCAATGACTCTACAGAGATTTTTGTGTGCTTTATTTTATTAAATTGTTTACAGAGATCATCACTTGATTGATGTTCCCATCTTTGATACGCATTCTTTAAGGTTTGGACGTAATCATTTCCATCGTTGCAATTTTTCATTTCTTCAGCAACGATGGACTTGATTAACACATCCCTTGTTAAATGTGTCATATGTAAGTGCTTGTTGTCCAACAACAAATTCTACATTACTAGACTCAGAGGATTATGTCAATGAATTTGTCTTGGGTGAGTACCTGGTTTATCTTAGGTCTTATTATTTATTAATAAAACCATTTTCAACCAGGTATTTACGAGTCAATGGAGTCGGTTCATATTCCTTCCACATTTGACCAGCAGCACAGGCATTCAATGCATTCATAGTCATGTGTTCAGTCTTACCTGCCCACATTGCTTCCTTCTCCCATGGAATTGCTCCTGGTTGAAATGCATAGGTCCTACGTGCCATCTCTTGCCACATCTCGGGAACACTCTCTTCTGGTAGGATAATAGCAATCAAACTATTATCAATGGTTCCTGCCATACAATCTTGTGCTGCGTGCCATCCTTCATGTCGCATCACACTCATTAAAACATGAGGACGACCCATGAATGTTCTGTTTAGATAGAAGTTATTACTCACAGTATGATAGACACCACGATGTCCTACTGGAAAATACTTCTCATCAGCAAGATATACCCTCACACCAACATGGTTCAGTGAAGACATCATATGATTGAACTCTTGTGCCACTGAAGTAAATGATTCAGGGTTGTCATAATTTGAGGAGATATCCAACAAACTATGTACTTCCTTCACATCATCAGTGCATTCCTGAAGAAGCATACACCCCATAGAATGATTAGTATAATAATCATCCTTTCCAATAGGATCTGCCATTGCAGGAGCAGCAAGACATGCTGCCATCAAGGCCATAATAATCTTTTTCATTTTGTGTAATAAGCCTCAAAGTATTTTGTAACACCAAAACTATTTTTGTGACCCTGAGAAACCCAATCGTGGGCACACTCATAGATTGATTTGGTGCTGTATTTAGGTCCAACGCTGTCCATTTGACTACCATATTTTGAAAGAAGAATCTTTAACACTTCTTGCCTCAACTTAGTGTTGAAATCATTGTAGCGCCAATCATCATAACTCATCGATAAATATTCTCCGAACCACCTTGAAAGTTTTCAGATCCTCCAATGGGATCAAGTTGAACAGTAGTAGCACCACTTTTGGTTGCAATCCCATACATCACTTCATGGATATTGTCAGATTCAACAGAAGAGTTTTGTTCTTTCTGTTTCATCTCAGTTTCTTGTTCCATATAATCTTTTTGTTTCTCAGTGACTGCTGAAGGGCAACCATATGGAGATGCAAACCACTCATCAACAGGATTTAGAATAGGAGCAGGAACTCCGACATATGCCTTATCCTGGTCATCATCTAAATGTTCACAATCAACTTTATCTTCATCAATAGCACACTCAATATCTTTGAATTTTTGTGAGAATAACTTAGACAAGATTTGTTTGATCATGACTGCCAGTGGTAGTGGTAGAAGTTCCCCCTATTATCGCACATCGGGTCCTCAGATGCAACTCTATATCTAAGTTGACTTTGACCTTTAAAGTCTGTTCGGTCTCCGATGATGCTGTACGCGGCAAGGAGTTTAAATTGTCCTTCTTTGGACCTAAGTCTATTTACTAGTGCATAATTTGCAGATGGTCTCCATTTGGTGAAACCCTCATACTGTCCTGGAGCATACACAACACTAGAGACTGTGTTAGGAAACTTAGGAGATCGAACACGATTCAGAACAGACACTGCAACACAGTATTCGTCCATTGTTCCTTTTGCTGCTTCAACCTGAATTGTCCTTGCAAGGTGATCATAATCAATTGGGGTTAAAGCAAGAATAAGTTCAAGCATAATCGTTTTTAATAATCATTGACATTGATAAAGGATTCGCATTTCTCAATATTTTTCTTGCAAAAGTTTCTAACATAAGAATCAGCATCAATCTCCATCGTATGATGAGCATGAAGATGAAGAGTTTGAATTAAAATTAAAACACCCAATGTCATTAAATTGAACTGAGTGACCGGATGAAATAACACCCTAAGAGACCTTGCAAGCATAAAAAAAGGGGCGCTCGTCAGCACCCCCATTATAACACCTAGATGTATTATTGTCTATATCAGAAGCTATACTTCACACCCAGTTTACCACCATAACCACGGTCAACGTCATCATCACCAGAACCGATGAAGGAGATTTCACCATAGACACCCACTGCGTCGGTAGCAGCAACGGAAAGACCTGCCTTACCAGAAGGAACAGTGTCAGATTCTCCGGCATCAGGGGAGACAACGGAAGCACCTAGTTGGACGTAGTATGCAGCAGATTCACCAACGGGACCTTCGTATCCAACGTGGAGATCTGTAGTAGCTCCGGTGTAATCGCCGCCGGTCCAACCTGCATTGGTTTCGACGTTGACGTAGGGACCTGCAAGGGCAGCGCCAGCAGAAGCGAATAGAGCAGCGGAGGCTGCGAATACAGATTTAAACATTTTTGTTACCTTTAAGTATATCTCGTGGAGTGTCCCACGGATGGAAAGACCCTCGACATGGGTCTGTTTGTAAACTGGCACACTGTAGTAAGTATTTCTACTGTGTGCCAATTTTATTTATCTTAAAAGACTTTTAAGATTTTGTCAACCTTGGTTCGGTTGCCCGGACGGTTCAGTAACGCGACCGAGGTAAGGATCATAGTTCATATACTCTGCAATGTCAATACTGGCACCCTGCTGTTCCCAGAAGTTTGTAAGTGCATTGAAATTCCCTTGGTGAAAAGCACCGACGTGCTCTGGGTGAATAGACGATCCCAACTCAGTCTTATATACCAAGAGTGGCATAGAGAATGTGTTACCAGAGTTGTAAATCAAATCATCAGCAACAGCACGAGGTTTGACACCCTGGTCTAACTTATACTTTTCTCCGCGAGTGTGCAACCTCAATAGTTTTTCTGCATGGTGTCTGGTAATCAAGTAGCAAGCAGTAGAGAAATTATTCACAAATCTCTTGTGCAGTTTGACATGAATGTCTCCAGTGCAGATGATTGCAATCTGAAACACATCCCAGTCATAAGGAAGGTGTGCAATCAAATCAGTCCAACGGAAATTCCAAAACCTAACAAGGTCCAGGCTACAGTCGTCCTCCATCATAATTGCATAAGGACTATCAGATGTCTCTAACCAATGCTTCATTGCCTTGAGATGACTGGTTACACATCCAATCTCACCTGAGTTCATATTGTCAGGGTATTTGCCTGTGATGATGTCACTAAGATCATCATCCCTACCATCATATGCAGAAACACGAGTGACCTTATCAGTAATCTCCCAATACTTAAATTGAGTTTGCATATACTCCCATCTCTCTGGTTGACCATCCAGGTTGATGCAACATATTGGTCCGATACCCTGTAACTTGTATGCGGACTTATTCTTATCCATTAAATTACTTTCCATCCTTCGCAATATAAATCAGAGGTATCTTTATCAGCATAGTCAGAACCAAACCACATGCTTGGTGCTATGACTTTTTTGTTTGGATTTTTAATCAACCAGGCACCCCACCATGACATAGAACTATTAGCAATGATAGCATGACTACAGAGAGACATCAAGCACATATCAAGGTAAGGAACTAGTGCTCCGTCAGAGTGCTTGTCCTCTGGTTCAGAAAACATAAATCTATCACCTTGGAAGAATGGTTGCTCTTTCACCCAGTCAATTGAGTCAGAGAACACAATCACAGGTTGTTCGTCATCAAACTCTGCAAGTGCCTTCTTGTAATATTCTAGGGGTTGTACAGGATGCTGATGAGCAAGGTTCACATATGCCCACTTAAACCCTCTTTTGTCAGCAAGTCCAGGGTCACCACGACGAACATGAAGGAGGATTGGATCAGTGTCTAATTGTTCAATCATATTTTGGCAAGGTTCTAACCACTCACTTTTGAAAGTAAAGTCCTTACGGATATCATCTTCAATATGCTTGAAATACTTTTCTGTTTGAAAGAATCCATGGATGTTTACATCGTCAGGGCATTTATTAAAGATTTCCTCATCAAAATGAAAGTGCCTCTCCTGCACCGTGTCACTGCTTTCTTTCCAACCAACATTCTTATTGGTAGACAACTCAAATGCTTCTAGCAATCCATAGTTATCAATTTGAATTTGGGAATTCTCTGGTGGGATTGTGTAATCAAAACCACGATTAGCGGCAATACCTTTCAGTGCTGCATACTGGAACATCTGGTTACCAAATCTTCCAATGGCTCCAATGTGATTAAACCCAATCATTCTTCATAGCCTCAAACACTTTTGCAATTCCATTCTGCATGTTGGTTTTGGGTAACCACCATCCAGTTATGTAACTATCTGCTTCGTTTCTCTTATCTAATTGAACACTATCTTTTGCAAGTCCAGGTTTGATGTTAACTTCTTTATCAATCAAGCGGAATTGCCCCATGATAATTGATGCAACATCTTTAATGGTGGTTGAATGAAATGAAGTGATGTGTAGAGGGTCTTCTGGTTTAAAGTCAGTGAAGTTTTCCATCACTGTTTCCAGTGCCTCACAGCAGTCTTCAGCATAGAGGAACTGACGTTCCTCAGTGCCATCAGTCATCATCTCAAAGTCACCTTCTTCAAACCCTTTGCGGATGAAGTCAGTAATGACGTGTGCCTTTTCCAGGTCTTTTTCAATACCATACACATTCCAAAACTTAACAGTGAGACCCTTAAGTGTAGTGGTATACATTTCACCAACACGCTTCATCACACCATATGGAGAGTAACTCATGTTACTCATTTGAGACGATGCAAAGACAAAACGCTTATGATATTTCTCAAGCAAACCAAAGGTCTGCGCCATCATACGGGTGTTGTTATCAATGAATTTAAATGTATGCTGATACTTCTTCAGATACCTAGACCCACCAACATCAAATGCCAGGAAGAACACAAAGTCTGCATTCTTAATAGCACGATCTAAGTTGTGATTAGGAATTTGTGTGAGGTCTTCACCGTGGTGTCTAGCAACATCAAACTCTATTACCTCGTGACCTTTACCACGGAGATATTCTGTTAGGTATGCACCAATTTGACCCGAAGATCCCAATACTGTGACTTTCATTTTAGATATGATAATTAGAATTATTTTTTGATAGATGTACTATCTTCGCTTCAAAATCACATGCGTCAGCAAAGTCTTCTGGGTATGCATATGACGAAGGTAAGGTATGTACTCTCTCTTTATTCTCTATAAAAAATTTATTTAGATGACTTTCATCGTGCCACACTGCTATTATATCATCTTTTAGATCATCATTGGTTCTATTCTGAAGTTCATCAATCAGTTCAAACACATAGGGCACTTTACCACCCCACAGACATCCTTGCCAGTAGGTTGAGACATCAGCATCCTCTGTAATAGATGCACGACACTTAGGGTTCGTCTCAAAAGCACCAGGAAACTTACCATGTGGTTGCATACCAAGGAAGTGACACGGGTGATGCACCCCAAAGAATGGTTTGCTAGGGTCAAAGAATTCTTCTTCAGTAATGTCACTAGTCACCAGAGCATCAGCATCAATGAAAACAAACCAATCGTTCTTCATAATCTCTTGTCTTGCTTGATTGAGAATCTCAAATCGTTTAAGAGTGATGAATGGCCAGTCTAAATGATCCTGATGATAACGAATCACATTGTCAGGCATTTCCTCCAGTTCTCCGTCTGTGAAGACTAAGAATGTCTTTTCAGACTCTGGTAGAAAGTGCTCTTCAATGTGCTCATAGTAATTAGGAAGATAGTTCAAATACTTCCCTGTTCCTATGAAGCAGATAGCAACCTTATTCTTTTTATTCTCAATCATCTTCTCAATATTTGGTATGAAATAATTTTGAATTACATTAGTCCAGTCAAACTGCTTAGAGTATTCTAGGATTTCATCTCTATTATTCACAGAGTATTCTCTGTTCTCAGTGATTGCTCTCTCAACATACTCAAGGTCATCAACTTTATCTTCAGGGATTACAGTGATGAACTTCTTACTCAAGTCAAGGTTTGCTGTTGCCCACTGACTAACAACAACACCAAGACCAGCAGCAAATGCTTCCATGATGACCAGCGAATGTGCCTCACCATCAGATAGAAGCACAAGGTTTCCATAGTCAGTGAGATTATCATAGAGATAATCTTTCTCCCACTCACCAAGATAATTCTTAGACTGATCGAATCTATGGTCTACGATATTACCCGCATACCACAGACTATCAATAGACTGAAAGAAGCACTGCCTCTTTCTATAATCCACCTTTGCGAGGAAGATAGATCTGTCAGCAAACTTAGGAGTATCAGTCACTCTAAAGTTGTCTGACATAACTCCATTAGGATTCAAGTATAACCTATCAGAAGGAATCCCACAATCAGTTTCATAAACTTTATTGATATCATCAGACAGTCCAAAGACTGTTGGTTTAATTTGTCTGAAAACATCAAAAACCCTTTGCTTATATGGACCCATCAGTTCAGGTCTTTCAATATAAGCAAAGTGAGTTGTTATGGCACAGGGATATCTAATGTAAGGATATAGAGGAACCCAGTCATCATAGTTGATATGTACGAAGTCGGGTTTGAACTCGTCAATCATGCCCAGAATCTTCATCGGGTCTCCGATGTTTATGATCTGAACCTCGTGTCCTAACTTCTCTAATATTATCTTGTAGTCCCAGATTAAAGACTCAACAGCACCCCATCCCTTTGGTGGGATTGGGGTGTCTGGTCCAATAATACTAATTCGCATTGGGTTCTAACTTCTCAACATTCTGAGTATAGAGTTTAACAAGACTCTCCCAAGAGAAGTTATCAATACCAAATTGTCTGATCTCATCTCTCATGCCGATAGAGATCTCACGGTTCTCCTTAATCTTCTCCTCGACATATGGAATGTCCTCAAGTTTGTCATCAGGGATCACAGTAACAAAAGGCAGACCCTCAGGCAAATCGTGTGCAGCATACTTAGAGATGACTACACCAAGTCCATTGATGATTGCCTCTTTTACAACCAGAGGTGTGCCGTTCTCTCCGTCAGACAGCAGAACAAGACTTGCAAAGTCAGTGAAGTGCTCACGCTTATAGTCATCACTCCATTCACCAAGGTAGTTCTTAGACTGATCGAATGGTGTAGCACCAGTGTCCTTGCCTACGTAGTCGATAGACTCAATACCTTGATACAACCACTGCTTCTTACGGTGATAGATCTGTCCCAGATACAGGGAGCGGTCAGGTTTTAGTGCTTCACTACTATAGGTAAATCTCTTGTGGTTGGCACCATTCTCAGAGAGGAGAAGTGTACTCTCATCTGCTCCAGCATTCTTAAAAGTCTCATAGTCTTTCTTTGAGATGCAGAATACATAGTATTTTTTATTATTGATAATCCAATCAAAGATACGATCATACCCATCACGGCGATGCATATGTGGTTGATCGATGTAAGGATAGTGACTACTGAATGCTAATTTAGGAATGTCAGTTTCAGAAGCAATCCTATCCATAATTGGATGAAAGACATCATAGTGAACGTGAGCAAAGTCATATTGCTCTTCTTTCAAAAAGTTGATAATCTCATCATAGTTGGGAGTATTAACAATCGTCCCTTCATGTCCTAGTTCATCTAGTTCTAGGGCATAATCCCAAATCAAACTTTCAACAGCACCCCATCCATCAGGGGGAATGGGCATAATGCCAGGTCCAACAAGTGCAAGTCTCATCAATAAAGCTCCTTATATGCATGAACAAGAGAGAAATCAGTCTCACGGAAGTTAGGTGTCTTCCAGGTTTCAGTTAAGTTAGTGTTGATAGAATAGTCTTTACCACAGACAAAATATACAATCTGCATGTAGAAATCTAACCATCCAAATCTGTGATCCATATACTTGAGAATATAATCAAACTCAAAATCCAGGAAGTCATAGATCTTGTGGTAGTTATCAAGGAAAGTATTGATGTTGTAGATGCTACCGCCGCCTGCACCATACCAATCCACGTTTGGATTAGCACCATACTTAGTTTTGATAAAGTCTAATAGTGCTGGTTGAATCTTATTCTCAGGAACTTCAAATCCAGCACACTCCCACTCAGGCGGAATCTTTACTTTACCTTGAGTAAGGACATCATCCTCCATCATAATCATGTGAGTGCCACCAGATGACTTTACATATCGTGCTGCCTCACGGAACATGTGAATCCAATGCAGGGTTTCGTCTTTGGTAAATCCATACACACCAGACTCATGTCCCCAGTTTCTACGACCAATCCTCATGTAGGAATGAACATAGTTTATATTATACTTCTCACACAGATCGGAGTAATCTACACCACCATCACAGCAGATTGTGTATGGTGCATCAGGGTGATACTTTCTAAACTCCTGCAGGATAAACTCCGTTGCTTTCTTGTTCTCATATACCGTATGAAAACATCCAAATTTTGTGCTCATGATTCCTTTAAGTAATGTGGATGAATGTCGTCACGATACAACCAGAACCAATGTGGTTCCCCAGGTGGTGTGGGTTGCACATCAGGTTTCATACCTTTGAAATCGTAACTGAACGGTGGATTATAGAAACTGAACGTGGATGGGTTCTTCATACCAACCCACTTTTCAAAATTCATCCGCTCAATAGGACCGAAGTCCTCTTTCTCTCTGACAAATGCGTCTTTGGTTGGGTGCTGTAGGGTTGCAATGTAGTCTGCTCTTGCCCACCAGAAGTTACCACTCATATGTGGCCAGGGATCCAAACAATAGTTTACCCCAGATACTTGATGTTCGTCTAGTTTATCAAGGTTTTCTTTCCATTTATCAATACAACCCCATTCCATGAGGTGTCGCCAACTATTTATTGCTCGCACTTTACGGTCAGAGTAATGATCTCTGGTTCCACATATGTGACTCATACCCTTGGTATGAAAATACATGACCTTGGTTGCACGTTCGTTCACACAATCCTCATAGAGATGCTTCAGTGTGAAACCTTCATACTCTTCATCACTATCCTGCACACCAATGATGTTAATCCAATCATAAAGAGAAACAAACTCAGCAATCCTAGATGCCTGGGGTCCTTTGATAGCACACTTTACAGTAGCAACCTCAGGCAACCCAGAGCGATAAAGTCTTTTAATCTGCTCATCTACCATCAGTTTCCACATATCAGTATCTGCTGGTGCCCAGATATGATAATAGACGTTAGTTTTCATGTAATAAGTTTGAATATACTTTGCTGATTCTTCGTTTGTCATAGTCCGTTAATAACTTCAATGATACCATTGCAACGATTCATGTAAGTATGATCTCGTTTGACAACTTCAAAGAGGTGACGCATTCTATCCTTATCATACTGATGCTCTACACCAAGATCAAAAATTTCTTGTGCAGTCTCAGCACATAAGACTTCCTTATCAATAAAGTCTTTTACATAAGGAGCATCACATACAACAGGGCAACCATAACTGATTGCTTTCATAACACGGCAAGACACATAGAGAGTGTCTTTCTGCTCTTGTGGTCTAAAGTCAGGGACAAAGAATGACTTCTGCATCAACTTGATGTTTGTGTCTTCGTCAATTGCCTTATCACCTGTAGGGACGTGTACTTTCTCTGCATCATAGTGATTAAAGGTAATACCATTCTGCTTCACAATCTCAATGAACTGTTGATGCAGAGGTTCTGCATTGGGTCTTGGCGCATGAATAGTTCCAATAAAGTTATATTCATTGTTCCTGGTGATATCAATATCTTCAATCTCCATTTCCTCTGGCCAGATGTTTGTTGCCAGTGAGAAGTACATCACTTCATAAGGAACCTCAGGGGTCTTGTCATAGATGACTCCCTTGTCTGCCTCAATGAAGCGAACACCATCAGGGTTTGGACGCTTGAACTCAGGCACTCTCATATTGATGAGACGCTTCACATTACCAAGATACTTGTCAACATTACGGAACCTATCCCAAGAGATGTAGATACCACTTGAGATTACAGGGCAGTTGATGTCTGTACCTGATTGATTGTCAATAAAGAAAATAGAATTGTTATAATCAAATTCTACAGTGTTTGGAAACTCTCTATCATCAAACCAGTAAACATCATAACCAAGTTTTTCAAATGTTCTGTAGACACACACCAGAAAGTATGATGCTGTGTCTGTATAGTGCTTGTGCCCCCACAGAATGATCTTATTACTCTTATCCATAGTTGATGATATTTTTTATATTATAGAATGAAGTTGGTAAACAGTCAACGATTCAATGGGATTTTACCCATCTTAAAAATCTGATGTCTCCAATGATCTAAAAGATCATGGAACATTTGTCCGGTAGGAATCTCAGGTTTCCAATCGATGACGCTTTTGATTTTTGCGTTATCAAACATCTGGTAGTCTGCATCAATGGGTCTCAATCGATTCACATCAGTTTTGACCTCTATATCTAGTCGTGTACTAAAACTCAGTAATAAATCAACTACCTCTGTTAAATTATATGCCTCATCACCGGCAATATTAAAGTGCTCTCCTGGTTCAATCCTACCTTTGGCACTTGCCTCTAGTAACATGAAGTATGCTCTTACTGCATCTCTAGCATCTTGGAATGTTCTAGTGCTAGACAGGTTGCCAACATATACAACAGGTTCTTGGTATCCTGCTTCAATCAACGCAATCTGTTTTGCTACCGTGCTCTCAAAGAAAACATCACTCCTTCTGGGTCCAGTGTGTGTTCCCATGCGAGTCATAAATGTTTTCATTCCATATGCCTCACCATAGAACTTTCCTAAGTGATCTGCACCTATCTTACTGATACTATAAGGACTTGCTCCGTGCATTGGCGTATCCTCATTAAGGACTACTCCAGTAGGCGTTTTACCATATACCTCACTAGATGAACAGATGTGTACTACAGGGTAATACTTGGGCGTCTGACGGACAGCTTCAAGTAGATTTGCAGTGCCAATGATGTTTGTCTGCAGAGTTTCGATGGGAATATCAAATGATGTCTTTGGGTATGACTGTGCGGCAAGGTGAGAGATATAATCAGGTCTGACCTCATCAATCATCCTCTTTACAGACATACCATCATTCAGGTCTGCATAGAAAAGAGAGATGCGATCTTTTTTATTGATACGATCAGTAAGGTGGTAGATGTTATCAAGTGGTTCTTGCCATCGCATCATACCAACCACATTATAATTAGTATTATCAAGGATGTAGTCTGCTAATTGAGATCCTACCTGTCCTGTGATGCCAGTTATGAGAATTGTTTTCATTCAAACTCCATGCGAATTGCTTCTCTCAAAGTCTTTTGGAGTTTCCCTAAAACTTCTTTGAGTGAAATAGACATCATCGAAACCTCACAAGGTCTATCCATATAAAATTTTTCTGGTGGTCTTACAATTTTTATTTCAAGTTCAGGGAAAACTTCTTCCTTTAGAATCTTAGCAAACTCTGCTCTACAAAGGGTTTCAGGTCCACCGCAATTGATAATCTGTGGTCCCTCCCAGTTCCTAGAGAGACTAAGAATAGCATCCACGGTATCATCCAGGTGAATGACTGACCGCTTGAATGGAGAGAATACCTCTGCTGTCTCCCCAGATAATGCACACTTCTCTAGGTAAGAAGTAAATCGATCTTCTCTAAAAAAGTTGTATGAGGATCTCAGTATCTTTACATTGTGATGCCCGATAAAATATCTTTCTACCTCTGCTTTCATCATACCGTATGCGCCAATAGGATTCGTCGCCCACTGTTCATCAAATGGTTTATCTATGTCACCATAGACAGCATCACTTGACATAAAGATAACCTTTGCCCCGTATTGAATTGATCTCTCAATAAATTCAATCGTCTTTTCTACGTTTACCTTTCGTGCTAACTCAGGGTTGTTAGCACATACTGTTGGTTCTGAGATAGCAGCACAAAATGCAATCGTATCATTGTGTGAAAGAGACTTGAAATTATAATCAAGTTCATCCTTATCTAACCGTGTTGCAATTGCCTCAACATCATCGTGCCAAACACTTAAAGACTTCTCCAAAAGTCTTTTACCAACGTTTCCGGTTGCCCCAATAATTTTTAACATACCCACTCCCTAAATTTTTCAAGTCTTTCGGGTGTTCCGATGTCAAACTTATCTGTTTTAATTATTTTGTAAGATAGTTCCATCCTTGGCAGTATATCATATTCCATACTAATTGGCAATATATTTGGAATATCTAAATCTTTCTTAAACAATTTGTAGATACCAAGACTAACAAGTCTTTTCCCAGTTGCTCTAGAGTCTTTTTCTACAAAGTATTGAACTTTTCCATCCTTACCATGAATATAACCAACATCATGGGTTACATCTTCTTCTGCAACGAATATGGTTGACCCATCACAGTCAAGGTTTATATCACCAGAGAAAAAAGTATCACCATTCATAACACAAAAGGACTCTGGTAAATCTACTTTACGTAGAAATCCAGCAGTCCCAGATGGTTCTCCTTCATTGAATACATCAACACCTAAGTCTTTGAAGTATTCATAGTTTAGGTCAGAACAAACTAAAGTAATATCAAACCCAGACAAGTTATCTAATACTCTTTGAATAAATGGTTTACCATTTACATCTACTATTGGTTTTGGTGCACCATTTGTAATGGATAGCAACCTGGTTCCTCTGCCACCTACCAATAAGTATAATTTAATCCCCTTTGATAACTCTGTAACTATCATCTTCAAAATGTTGTGTAGAAAATTCAAACAATTCAGCATCAGTGATTGCTTTCATTTGATGCCTAAGCCCACGGTAAATATGAAACTTATCTCCCTCTCTTAGAATTATTGTCTTTGCATCTTTAATATTATCAGAGTCCCCATAAGTCAAATACATCTGACCACTCTGAAGATAGAAAGTTTCATCTTTCTCTTTGTGATAGTGCCAGGAGCATCCCTTGCCTTCATTAAAGAAAAGAAGTTTACCGCAATACTCTTCAGTGTTGACAATCCACTTTTCGTGTCCCCATCCTTTTGGAACTATTTTAATTTCCGAAGAAGTCATTCGTGTTTACTCCCTTGTCGTCAATATAGTAATCACCAGATGGTTTTCCCATATGTAATTCATTAAACATACATCCCCAAGATGTTAATTGTTTAAGAGTGAAATTGTAGTGCTCTTCATGTGCAAGTTTGGAAGAGTTCTTGTGCTTACCCATACCCCTAGCAGTGTGATAGATGATACGATTCCCCTGAGTATATAGATTGTTTATTTTAGAGATCCTATCATTGATTGGTGTAGCACCCGTATACTTTGTCTCCTCTGTAGGACCAGGGATACAGATAGTATCATCAATATCAATCACGTAATTCATTAAGATCTCCAAACATCAACACCATGTTTAACAAACTTAAAAGGAACAACTCTTCCAAGTTTTCTTTTCTTAAGGGCAGTGATCAGTTGATGTCTCTTTTCAAAGTCAGTAAAGAGAATCATATGTCCGCCACCTCCAGCACCTGATATCTTAGCACCAGTAGCACCATTTTGCAAAGCAAAATTATAAACATCGATTAGTTCATCAGAGGCAACGTTTTCATTGGTCTCTAACTTCATCTTCCAATAAGTATTCATCAACTGAGATATCATATCAAAGTCTCCGGTGAGTAATGCATTCTTATATTCAATGCAAGTTTCTTTAATTTTATGAGTTGCCTGGATGACTTTACTATTATCCACCAGATTCTTTGAGGTATTTACAATAACGTTTGCATCTTTACGTGGTTTGCCAACATAGTAGAGAACCGTATTTAATTCCACCATGTTTTGGGTTTTATAATTCAATCTCAGTGGATTAACAATGGTTCTACCATCAGGCAAGAACTCCATAAAGTTAAATCCACCAAACGCAGCAGCAAACTGGTCTTGTTTTCCGCCGGGGAGACTACATATCTCCCTCTCAATCATAATGGCATCTTCAGCAATATCATACTCTCCCTTTGCAAGACCATAATATTCAGTGATAGCAGATACCAGCGCAACTACAAGGGCACTAGAACTTCCCAAACCACTTCCAGGGGGTGCCTCGACATAGGTCGTAATCTTAACAGGAGACCTACGCAAACTCTTAGTCAAGTATTGATAAGTATTGATTAAAAGTTTTAGAGGACCATCATGGTAATCTTTAAGAGAAATACTATCCTCTAATCCAAGGTCAACACTTTTGAAAACCCATTCATCATGGGGTTCTATCTTACAGTATGCATATTGATCTATAGTTCCATTCAAAACTACACCACCATACTTGCTCCAGTATGGTTGCAAGTCTGTGCCTCCACCAGACATTGCTAATCTCAAAGGTGCTTTAGCAAATACTGTCTTCATCAGTGATGAACTTGTAAATCAATTGGTTCTGGTTTGATGTGATTGTTCATCAAGTGATACTTCAAAAGCAACTCATTACACCAGTATCCTACATCCTCATTAGATTGTTTGACAAGAGGATACAGACTTGAGAACACACTAGAATACACGTTCATAGAGCTGTTAGAACCCATGGCGAACCAATCTCCCAACATACCATCAGGGTGGTCTGGGTTGTGTTGGTAATATACAGTGTCTTCCTCGGGTTCTTCTTCAAATGTTAGGTGAAGATGAGGACCATAATCAATACGATTACGGATAACCCAATCATATTGAACACCAACATCAGAGGAATACCTCTCTTTGAGAATGTTTGACATCATCAAACTATACCACATGCAATGAGTGGTGTTGTTTAGATATCCCTTTGCATCATCAAGTCCAGTTGGCACCTCAAGTGCCCAGGTGTGCGCTTTCTCAAAAGTTTTCTGAGGATACTCAAATGTTCTACCCCAAGTCTTCGGTTTCTCAACCATCATCATCTTGGGTTTGTATAACTCCTGTAGAACATACAAAGCATTTGGTGATAGTTGATGTCCCTCTCTACCAGGAATGACAGACTGAGTGCTCAGATTCTCTGGGTCAAACCAGGTGTGAATGAACACGTCAACATCATTGTGCTGTAAGATAGTTTCATTTAGTTTTTGAAATCCAACCTCAACAACTCTAGGTTGCCCGGATAAACAAAGTGCAATTTTCATTTTTCTCTATTCTTAAAAATAACATCAGAAATTCTAGTTCCATTATCAGTAACGTGATCATGGAATACATCAAATTTTTTTAAGTTCATGTATTCAATAACCTCCTCCTTTAGTCTCTCCTCTTCAAATCTAGGAGTTTCACTTACACATTCAGTTGCGACAAATACTATTCTACTAAGAGTATTATCACTAAGAGATTCAAGGATGGTAAAGTCCTTTCCCTCTGCATCAATCTTTAAGAAATGAATGTCTGCTTCGTCAGGTAACTCTTCTTGTATGATTTGTTCCAAGTTGAATACATCAATCTCTTCCTCTTGTTCTTCAAACTTTTCTGATTCTTCAGTTGGTTTACAAATAGTGCTTGCCTGCTCATCATCAGTCGTAAGAAGTTTTACTTTTGTAGGAGCACTCACATTATCAACACATCCTGTGATGAATTGATCATACTTACCATGACCACCACCAAGTTTAGGGTCAATACCGATAGAGTAGATTTTTTCTATGTCTACAATCTGCTCTAATTCTAGCATAAAAGAACCTCTAGCAGCACCAACATCTATAACATTGATATGATCATATACTTTTAGCTCCTCCATACCAGGAATAAGAGTTGATGACATTACATTTGCCCTACGTAATCGCTACAAATACCATAGCAGTTTTTTACCTTTAACCTAGAGAAATCTTTGTTAGAAAACTCTGGCATTAAAATCACACTATTTAGAGTTGATGGTGTATTTGGACTAGACCAAATAATCTTCTTACTTGTCAAAGTATAGGTGTCATTCTCGTGCCAGAAATAGTTGTATCCACCGGTATGAGAGGACAAGTAATCCAGGGTATTGAGATCCCTACAGTGAATCCATAGTTGTTCGTTTCTCTTTGCCAACCACCACCAGGTAATTTTATATTGTGGTTCATCGTGCCCCAACCATATCGTCTCTGTCAGTGGATGATACCATAAATCAATCTCAGCATCAAACCCGGCAAAGAGTGCTTCATCAATGTAATCTGGGTTGTTTTCTTGTGTTGGTTTAGGACCAGAGACATTCCCTCTATGTGCTATCAGTTTCATACCAAATACTTATCGGAGGGAACAGATGGCCATCTTACTACCACCAAGCTAACATCAGTTAAATTCTCAACATCTGCAACTTCATTCTGTTCGTATATCCACATATCACCTGCTTTGAGGTGTTGCCCAGATACAAGCATCTCACCTTCAATAATGTAGGTGAGTTCTGTGGTTACTTTGTGATAGTGAGGTTCTCCTTTACCTTTAGGGTGCTTGTGATGAGCAACTTCAAAGAAAGGATTCTTAAATGCGGATGGTTCAAAGTCACCAACGAACCATCCCCTCTTCATGTCATTGATTTTGAAGGTCTGCATATTCCTCCTCCAAAAAGTGCCTACGCTCATCAGGTGTTCCCATCGACCAAAGTCTATCGATAGGAAGGATAGAGATTTTCTTACCCTCCTCAATGAAAAGATTATACAGTGGTGCTACATAGAATTCATTCTTTACTCTGATGTTTCTTTTAATCATCTCTTTAGCGAGACGAACAAAGTCAGAACCCTTACCAAAGTGATAGAGACCAGCATGTGCATTGTTGCTAATCACTTCTTTCTCTGCAGTTCTAGTTACATACCCATCCTCACCTAGTTGAGAGTAACTGTACGCTGGATTGTCAGCATCAAAGGTTAGCACCGTTCCGTCACCATTAATCTCTGAAGGATTGAAGTAAGGTTCAAAATACATATCCAAAGTTGTGATACTCAGAGGAAGATCATTATCAATATATTCCTCTGCAAGTAAACAAGATGACACAGTTCCCTCAGTCTCAGTCTCAGCAATGACAATAGTGATGTCATCACCGAACTTTGAACGAAGAACTTCATCCATCTGATTATTGTCAACAGTATCTCTACGGATGACAAAGATCATATTATATTCTTCTGTCTTAATGCAAGACATACTCCAATCAATCATCTGCTGATGACCAACATCAATCAATTGTTTCGGCAAAACAAATCCTTCGTCCCGGAATCTTTGTCCTCTACCCACCATTGGGATAAGAAGGTTATACTTTTTCATACCAAAATGTATCATAGTAAATTTTCTTTTAATAAATTTGTGGCAATATGATGAGAATTGACTACCGATGCTTTGATATCATTACCACTAATCATCGATTTAATGAACCCAGAGGCAAAGTAATCGCCTGCCCCAAGAACATTGACATCAGATAGATATAGTTCCTCAGGGAGAACATACTCTTCTACTGTATTACCATCTGAAATAACACTACCATGAGGATGGTGCATAATAACATGACCCTTAACTAAGGAGCCAAGTTCTTTGATATCCATGAACAAATCTTCTTTAGCAATAAAGAGATAGTCAAGGTATTTCAGTTGATCAACACAACGCTCAGGGTTTTCTTTAGTGATGTCAGCAGACACAATACCATCAAGTTGAGACACAAAAGAAGTATCACTCAACTGATTAACGTAAGAGATATGATGCCAATCAGAGTCAGTGGGAGACGCAGGATTCTCCTTTACATTGAAGGAACATCTACCAACTCTATAATTATTTTCTTTGTCAACCAAAACCAAAGCATGTCCAATAGACAGAGGTTGAATAGAAACATTCAATCCCTGTCCTTGTGATACTAAACCAGACCATACATTAGCGATTCCTCCAAGAGATGGTGTCTCTTTGAAGTCAACTAGGATTCTATCTACAGTGAGATGTCCGTATAAGGTGACACTTTTACACATTACTTCATTGCTGCACTAGATGCTTCTTGCTTATCCAACTCTGCAACTGCCTCTTCAGTTGCATCCTCTACGATGCCTTTACCAACAAGGAAGTCATACAGTTCTTGGACGACACCTTCACCACCTCGCGATTCAAGCTGATAAAGGCAGTTCTGTCTAATGATTTTAGGTGCATCAGACGGAGCAAAGGTCCAAAACAGAGTCTTAAACATAGAGAGATCAAAGAAATCATCTCCAACGAATGCCATGTTCTCTCGCTTTACATTATATTGATCTTCAAGGTGACTCAAATGCACTGACTTATCCAAACTCAGGTCTTTGCCTCGCGTGCAATAGAAAGGAATATTTCTTTGACGTGCCATATCAGCGTTCCAGTTGTCACCAGAAAGCATGATAACTTTTACTCCTGCCGCAATAAATCGTTTGATTGCAGTGAAGTCTTTACACCGAAATCTCTTGTAGACAGGTTCATGTTTTTGAGTATATACCTTCGTGCCGTCAGTCAAAACTCCATCAACATCAAGGATCAGTAGTTTGATTTTTGCTTTTTCACCAATACAATCATTGAGAACTCTCTGGTGTCTCCAGGTATCAGGATATTCAGACATAATTTTTAAGTATTACAGATTAATGTTATCAGAGTTAAATTGGAAAGTCAACTGAAAAGTTGAGAATGAATCCAACTGTATGTTTTTTCTATTCCTACAGAAAGTGATTGAGAGTAATCCCAATTAAGTTTCTCACGAATCAAGTCATTGTTAGAGTTACGACCACGGACACCCAAAGGTCCATCAATATGAATCTTTTTAACTTCTTTACCAGCAACCTCAGCAACAATATCAACCAGGTCGTTGATACTTACCATCTCTTCTGAACCAATGTTTACAGGACCAGTGAAGTCACTATCCATCAGTCGTCTAGTCGCTTCGATGCATTCATCAACGAACAGGAAGGAACGAGTTTGTAAGCCATCTCCCCACACTTCGATAGCTCCACCCGACTCTGGGAGGAAAGCGACCTTGCGGCAGATTGCAGCTGGTGCTTTCTCTCTTCCTCCCTCATAGGTTCCTTCGGGTCCGAAGATGTTGTGATAACGAGCAATCCGAACAGGAATGCCATAATTGCGGTTGTAAGCCAAGAAGAGACGCTCGGAGAAGAGTTTTTCCCATCCGTATTCTGAGTCTGGGTTGGCGGGGTATGCTGATTCTTCACGGCAGTCAGGGTTGTCAGGGTCTAGTTGATTGTGCTCCGGGTACATGCAAGCAGACCCAGAATAGAAAATCTTAGTTTTATTTCCCTTTGAGGACTCATTAAGTTTTCTTTGCTCCTCAAGCACGTTCAAGTTAATCTGCACTGAGTTGTGCAAGATGTCTGCATCATTTTCTCCAGTGAAAACAAACCCTGCACCACCCATATCAGCAGCGAACTGATAGATCTCATCAAAAGGTTGCACAAACTTTTCAGCAATCTGATTATAAAAGTTACCAAGATAACCAGTAAACCGAATTGCACGACGAACCATGTCTGCATCACGTAGATCTGCAGAGATAAATTCGTTTGCTTCTGTTTTAGAAAATTCAGTGTGCTTGATATCAACACCACGCACCCAATAACCCTCAGAACGCAGGCGTTTTACCATATGAGAACCAATAAATCCACCAGCACCAAGCACAAGTGCTGTCTTCTTATACTCAGACATTAAAAAAGTTACTCCACGTAATATGTATAATACTATAAACAGATGGTCTCGTCAATAGATTTCACACATCTGATTTAAACCTTCATCAAAAGACACCTTGAGTAGAAACCCCATAGAACTGAGTTTATCTACGTTTAATGTCATGTTTTTGACCTGCAAATACTTCTGTTCTTTAGGAAATGGGACAGGAATAAACTCACTTCTACTAGAAACCATGTCACTAGCGGTCAAAAGTATGTCCTTAAAGGTCATTGAACTACCAGTTGCAACGTTATAAATTTGATTTGTCTCAGATTTTTTGATCAAAAACTTGATTGCTCTACAAATATCCTCAACAAACATATAGTCTTTCTTGTAGTCTCCATCATCAAATAGTTTAATATCCTTGTGATGTTTTAGTAAACCAATCATATATCCAAGGACATTTTTACCTGGAGTGATAGTAGGATCTAATCCATATACGTTTCCTATCCTAAAAATTCTATACTTAATGTCAAAAGTTTTGCAATAAGAGATCAATAATTGCTCTGCACTCCTCTTAGTAATAGAATAAAACCCTGTAGGATTGCAACAATCAGTTTCTTTTGCATCCAATACGTCATTTCCATAGACAAAACAAGAACTCACAAAGTTAAATGTGATATCTTTGTCTCTACAATTAGATAAAACATCCATTAACAGGGTCAAGTTAGTGTCAATATCTACGTGCAAATCCTTGAAGACATTTTGATTTGTTGTCGTACTAGTGAAGTAAAGAACATCCTTTGTAGGAGGATTTCTACCTTCTCTAGGCACTAAAGTGACCTTATCAGGATACAATTGACAGAATTTACCACCAATAAACCCAGTTCCACCAAACACAGATAGGTTATTCATACTTGTGACACTCCTCAAATGACTTTCCTGCTTGGTCTTTTGCAGATAAAATAGGTCCTCTTGTGATCAACCAGTCAATATTCAGTGAAGAATCATCCCATGCAAGGGTCTCTTGGTCATCCGGGACGTAGTAATCAGTGGTCTTATACGTGAACTCTGCTGTTTCACTCATCACATAGAATCCATGTGCGAATCCAGGTGGAATCCACAACTGCTTCTCTGGTCGGTTCAAGGTAACACCAATCCACTTACCAAAGGTAGATGAAGACTGTCTAAGGTCAACAACAACGTCATAAACTGCACCTGAAATGCACCGCATCAACTTTCCTTGCGGACGTTTGACCTGATAGTGCAGTCCTCTCAGCACAGATTGAGAGGATTTTGAGTGATTATCCTGCACAAACTCCACAGGATATTGAACAATGTATTGAAATTGTTGCAAATTGAAGGATTCCATGAAGAAACCACGGCCATCCTGGAACAATTTATTCTCAATAATGTAAACGTCTTGGAGTTCAGTTCCTATAGCGTTCATACCATTCAATCGTTTTTGTAAGTCCATCATCGATATCAAATCTTGGTTTCCAATTTAAATCTTTAGTAATTTTACTAATGTCAGTTGAGTATCTCCTGTCATGTCCAGGACGATCCTTGACATATTCTATCATACTCTCGTCTTTTCTCATCAAAGAGATGATTTTCTTAATCAAATCAATGTTTTGTATCTCACACTCACCACCGATATTGTATTTTTCACCTACAACACCGTGTTTCCATACCTCAATCAGTGCTTCACAGTGGTCTTGGACATATAGCCAGTCCCTAATTTGCTTACCATCACCATAAACAGGAATTTTTTTGTCATTCAAAAGGTTGAGAATTGTTTGTGGGATGAGTTTTTCTTTGTGCTGTCTCGGTCCATAGTTATTGGAACAGTTTGTGATTACTGTAGGCAAACCATAGGTATTATGGAATGCTCTTACAAAATGATCACTGGATGCCTTGGATGCAGAGTATGGATTCCTAGGATCATAGTTAGTTTTCTCTGTAAATGACCCGTTTTCAATAGACCCATACACTTCATCAGTAGAGATATGCATAAACTTCTCTACATTATGCTTCAAAGATGCGTTCAGTAGATTGACAGTGCCCACAATATTAGTTCTAATGAACTCAGAACAGTCTTTGATGGAGTTATCTACATGACTTTCTGCCGCAAAATGAAAGACTGTTTTGATATCATGGCGTTCAAAAATAGTTTCTATTGCATCTTCTCCAGCGATATCAGCAACATATAATTTTGCCTTACTTGGAACATTGTTTCTCTTTCCAGCATAAGTGAGTTTATCTACACAAACAATTTCTTCATCAGTAACTATCTTAAGATGCTGAAGAAAGTTACTTCCAATAAATCCTGCGCCGCCTGTTACTAATATTGTCATTTTTGTTCGTACTTATCAAGGATCGTAGGTGAATATTGTTCGGGTTCTTTATCTTGAAATTTCTCTATTCTTTTCTCTGTCTCAAGTTCAAACACTCTATTTCTTAATTCAGTAGAAGAGTATTTGTGTTGTCTCTTGTGATAATGAATCTCAATATCATTATCGATACAATACTGTCTACCTGTAAAGTCTCTATCTTTATATTCTTCACTTAAAAATCTGATGTCGATCTTCTGGGTCTTGATCATATTCAAAAGATCTTCTTCTGTCTCATAGACCAGAATCTCATCAACATATTTACAACCTTGCACCTGTACGTATCGTTCGTACACACTCTGAGTGGGTTTGTTTTTAATTCCCGGTCTGTCGATGGTGGGGTCAACCTGTAGTGCTACGACCAACCAATCACACAACTCCTTCTCCATCTTCAACATCGTCACATGACCAGCATGAAACAAGTCAAAAGAACTGCAATTGAATCCTACTTTCATTTTTACATCTTCTTTGTATTAATTATACGAAAAAAGCAGGGTTTATGCAACCCTGCTCGTAAGGTCTTTACATGCACGCCACTTGCTCTTTTGCCTGAAGCAAGAAACAGGACGGGAGTGTTACCTCCATCCGCACCACTTGCTCTTGGGTGAAGCAAGAAACCAAAGTAGGGTCTATGACTCCACCAGTGCTGTTATAGTCCATCCGTGACTTAGGGGGGGATCCCGACCAGGGCAGATTTTAAGTCACTCCGCGACTGAATATGGATTACTACAATTCTCCTTGACATAGGCTGGAACACCATCAGGGTCCAACCAACAAGTGTAATCGTGGTCTTCCATTGCAGTTAGCAACTGCATTTGATTATCACAAAGATACATGTCACGGTAACGTCCAGTATAGGAGTCTACCTTTTGAATACGACAGTCTGGCATACCATTGATTTCTAGTTTGCCACACTGGATATAACGATAAGGAAACCGCTCAAGAAGAACGGTGGGTTTCTTGGTGACTTTCATTGGGTAACCTCAACAGATTCAAGATCAATAGCGATTTGCTCTATCAGCATATCATAGTCGTCAAGAGCATCACCACTGAACTGTACACCATTGTTTTCATAAAAGCGGCGAACCTTTTTGAGAAGTTTTGGATTCTTTACATCAAGGAAGAAATCGCCGTTTACTGCTCCACGCAGGGTCTGCAGATCTTTTTTGAACTTACTAGTCAGTGTCATTGTCTTTCGTATTGACCTTAGTATTATACAGGACAGACGGGGTATCTGTCAATGGAAGTGGAGGGACTCGAACCCACAACCGCGCACTAATCTGGTGCATACAGAAGGTATAAGCTTCTCGCTCTGCCAATTGAGCTACACTTCCAAGAAGTTTATGATGCTTCGTTATTTTGCTCTGTGTATATTCGTATGAGTTCATCATCTGCAGGCATCATCACTGCTTTCTCGCCGTTTTTATTTTCCACTCCTATTGATTCACCATTCTCTATTTTATCAATCAACTCTTCCCAGTTCTCTTGCCAGTATTCCACTGAATAAAATTTCATAGTTCTATAAAAGAGATTACAATAATTTCTTTGCATTATATAGGTAAGAATATATCCTTTCATCATAAAAGTCAAGGTCTGATCCCATGTTGACTTTCAGTTCAAAGTTACCACTCCCAACAGAATTTTCTATACACCAAACCTCATAAAATATTTGAAAAGCATTGGTTGCTTTATCTATATCAAAGATTTCTAAAAAGTCGTGTAGCAACTCTTTATCAGTTTTTTTACTAGGGTGATACTTGGATATCAAATAGTAGTCCTCAGAGAACCATCTCATGTGTTGCTTCACCTCCATCATATCTCTATCATAATCAAATTCAATACCATATTGAATACTATGGCATAGTTTGGATAGAATTGTTTCAATCACAACAGCATTGTATTCTGATATGTGATTAATGGGTTGAACATAATCCCACTCCATATTGCCATTCAAAGCAGCAATGAAATGTGCTATGTCATGGCAAGCTTGTGTCGGTGGAACTTCAGAATTATCTCTAGTCTCAGTTGCGTTATTACCATAGGTTATCATAGTTTTTGTTTGTCCGTTATTCCAAGACCAATCAATCTCTTTTACCTCTCTTAGATTTCTCAAATACGCACCATTAGGATTAAAAAGAGATCCTCTAATCTCATTCATTAAATCATTATCGATATTAGATGTAAGACTATTTTTCATTTGACACCTCTATCAACAATATTTTTTACTTTTGGTTTGCGATAATCTAAGTATACCATCAAAGAAACTCTATGGTCATTACTATGATTATATACATTGTGATAGTGATAAGAATTAAAAATAAACGCTTTTCCTGCAGCAAAATTTCCTCTGGTTACATTCTTTAACCACCGAGGTTTATGAAATCTTTTCCACCATCGAAAATCATCTTTATGTAGCACATAATAATCAAACCCTCTAGGCACTATGATTGGTATTTGACACGTCAGTTGCCAAGGTGGTTGACCGTGTTCAAGTACATGACTATGCCAGACTAATGAAGATCTTGGGGCAATTCTCATTATTCTACATCTATCATCATCTGCACCCAACATTCTAATCAAGGAGAACATGTATGGGCAGATCTTTTCTAACTCTGTTGGTTTTAAGTTGTCTGGTTCTTCCTCAGACATATCAGAGTATAGTTCTCCATCAGAACTAATCAATCCTATTCCAGACCAACTTTCTCTATATTTTTTTCTTACTCCAAAGTAACCAGACTCATATCCCCTAAACTCATATCTTTTCTTAACTTCTTCATACTCAGAGAGTAATTTAGAGTAATCAATATGCAAATCTAATTCTATAAAAGGAATATCATTAATGCTCATAATCTCTCCTACAATCGATGAAGCGAATAATGCTCGCTAATCGCTTCATCGATAGTCTGTGCGATCTGTAAATTCTTCTTCCTCTTCGTCAACGTCTTCATATGGGTTTGCCACATATGGTCCGTGTGGTTTTTTTGATTCTGATTCGACATACTTCTCCTCAGAATAAATTTCTGATAAGAACACCGCTAGTTTCATAACAATGAAAATGATGGCAATGGGCGATAGACATGCTAGAAGTATTACTGGGTTCATTCTGGATAATCCCACTTAGTTATGAAGTCTGTTTTATAAGATGGACCCCAAGTGCCACCAGAGTAGAGATATGGAACAGTGCGAATAGGACAATATTCTCCTGTGCATAAAAGATCATCTACAATTCGCCAAGACTCCAAGACTTCTTCTGAATGAACAAAATTAGATTGATCATCATGCAGAGCATCATATAGTAATTTCTCATATCCATCAACACCTAACCAATCTGGGTAGCGATGGGTCAGAGTTGCAGTCTCAACATCATTCTTAAATCCAGGTGCTTTCATGTCAATACGAATATCAAAATGAGGATGTGGTTGAAGTCTCATCACAATGCGATCATTATATTCATGTCCATCAAACAATTGTTGTGGTGGTGCCTTGAGTTTGATTACAACTTCAACGCAGGAGTATGGCATTTTCTTTCCACTCATGAAGTGAAAAGGAACTCCTTCCCAACGCCAGTTATCGATATATAAGTCACCAGCAATATAGGTAGCAGTGGCACTGTTAGGATTAACGCCCTCTTCAGATTTGTAACCATCGTATTGTCCAAAAATAGTTTTATGGCCGAGTCTTGTTGCAGCAAGAACTTTTGTTTTCTCTCTGCGAATTTCTGTGGCAGTCATCTTGCATGGTGCTTCCATTGCAATCAATGCTAGAACCTGAAGCATATGGTTTTGTAGCATGTCTCTGACAACGCCAGAACCATCATAATATTGTGAACGACCTTCACACCCTATAGTCTCGGTAGCGAAGATCTGAACCTCTTCTATGTACTGCCGGTTCCAGAGTGGTTCTAGTAGAGTATTGCTAAAACGGGTGGCAAGGATATTATTAACAGTATCTTTACCAAGATAATGGTCAATGCGATATACTTGTTTCTCGCGTAGATATCGCTCCACCACAGACTGTAGATTACAAGCAGATTTATAATCGTATCCAAAGGGTTTTTCGATAACTACCCTTGATCTTTGTGGATCATCTAAGAATCCTGCCTCCTTAAGATTAGTTATTGCAGCACCATATGTGTTTGGCGGAACTGATAAGAAGTATGTTGTGTCTGCACTTTCATCGTGCAGTTTGTTCAAACTCTCTTGGCAGTCCAAATCACAAGAAATAAAGTCTAACCAAGCAGTAAAATCCTGTGGATAGTCACCAAGATGATTCAACCAAGTTTCTTTGGGGAGATCTCTACGTGAAGCACCAACAATTAAGAGTCCCTTTGGAAGAAGATTTTTCTTCCATAACTCATAGAGTGCTGGGATAAGTTTTCTCTTACATAGATCTCCAGCGGCACCGAAGATAACTATGCGTTTACTAACCTCAGTGAGCGGTTCCGTTTCCATCGTAGTCTTCCGAGTCGTAGTAGTCATTCTCACCTTTACATATTCCAAAGAAGATGGTGGTACATACAAAGGGCGCTGTCGCCCATAAAAGGAATTGGGCAAAAGTCATTTCTCCCAACCTTTATTGCAGTGTTCGCATCCTTTGCCACCACATTTTATGCAGATGACATGTCTCTTATCTGACATTCCCTCACCCATACTGTCGAGTCCGATTAGTCCGACTTTCATTGTATCCTCTCTAAAATCCTGATCATTCCATCAGCGTAACCAATCAGTGCAATTGTTCCCAATGCAATACTAATTAGTGAAGCATTGCGATTGTGTTTTCGCATTGCTGCGTCAATCATTTCCTGACACTCCTTTTTAGATATAAGGCGGTCAGGTATGATCTCATCCATCCTGTGAGACATTTGGAAGATTCTTCATTGGATCAGGTTGTCCTCCTACTATAGCACAAGCTCGCTTATAATAGTAGTTGTCGGTTGTGCCGTTTTCCTCAAACTTTTCTTTGATGATTGCCCAATTGGCAGATTCGTCTGGATGCATGGTAGAAAGAAAGTGTCTACAATGTTATTTAATGTAGCGAGATGCTACACTGATACCAACTATGTTGATATCTTAACGAACATCAAAGTCCAATCTACGAACTTTACGCCTACGTCGTTCCTCTTGGTAGAGGAGTTCTTCTCTAGAGAAGTGACTATCAATCCTTCTCTCTACGTTATTAGTTACCATGACAACT